CCGACAACCACTTTCTTTTGATCTCGACCGAGCGCCCCGCCAAGGTCTACCGTGAGCGCCTGAAGGGCTAGATACGACGTGGCGTCCTGCACCTCTTTCGGCACTTCATCGGAGTCGTACGCCCACCCGTGCCGATCCACAGCGCCACCGCGTGGCCATGACAGCCCCTGGTCATCAGAGTTCTTGACGCCTGTTGACCAGGTGTAATGGCTCTCGATGTAGTCCGTCGCCTCGATTAGTGCGGCTTGCTTAGACGCCGTTGTCTCGGAGGCCCATGCGGTATTCGCCCGATCGTCGTGATAGGTGTCTGCGTCAGCTACAGGGGCGTAGCTATTCGCGCCTGAGATTCCAGCGCCGGTTTCTACCGTGAAGGCCATTGGTCAGCCTATGATTTGCGCTTGAATGCTGTGATAACGTACACGCCAGCGTCCGGAGTCAATGCCCCTGCAGTTGGATTCACGTACCTAATCGCCAATGTGTTCGCGGCTGAAACCCGCACGCCAGCGATGCCGACCGCCTTCGTGTCCACTGGTCCATTGACCATGACGAAATCATTCACATTCAGTCCCGCAACAGTAAAGGTCTGTTCAGCGACAACAATGGTTGCAACTTCTGCAGGCGTGAGCGTCTCTTCAAATACTCTCACTCCGCCTGGATACATTCTCGGGTCCATGCTCTACTCCTCTATCTGCTCAAGCAGTTTCGCCCGAGCTGTATCGATTTTTCTGATAGCGTGATGGAGGGAAAGCCCCTCCCGTTCAGCGACAGCGAACAGCGAATCCATGTCACAGGCTGATTCAATCTCATCCCGCACCGATGGCGACGTTGGTTCCGCGTCGTGATCATCGTCCGGAACAACGGACGCATCTTCGACGAACGGACATGGGTCAAATAATTGGTGCTTGTCGGGATTGAAGTCAGCCTCATTGATAGTCACTGATTCATCATTTACTGAAATCTGAACGGTCGGGACTCTCATAAATTCCTCCTGATTACGTTAACCGGCGATTCGTGCGGCAAGCTCACGCCGTACGAGCTTCACGCCGTAAAGAATATCGAAAGCAAAGCGGGTCCGCTTGTGCTGGCGACTCACTTCGAGGCGAAGCGCCAACTTGGATACCGGGTCGATCGCCTGCTGAACGATGTTCCCGAGACCTTCACTCGAATCCATCAGCGGACGGGTTGCCAGGGCGAAAGCGTCACGATGGAAACCGAGATTTACAACGTGGGACGCCTTGACGGTGATTGCGGTAGCTGAGGTTGTGATCGCGACCTTGAGACCAGGCTCGAAGACCACGGTTCCACCACCGGACACGTCAGAGTCGCCAGTGATGACAACATAGCTCTGAGAGTCGCCCGCGATGGTGAACACGTCACCAACCAGGATCGTGCCGGTACCAGCGGACGCCAAAGTCACGGTCTTGATTCCGATGGCGTAGCCAGCGTTATCAGTGGTCGCGCCGGCGGCGGTCCCGGCGGTGTGGGTCGGAACCTGCTGATCCATGTACCAGTCAGCGCCGAGCTTGCGGCCAATCTGACCTTCCATGATCCCGGCAGTGTCGCCGCGGAATGAGGCGTCCTGGAACGCCCGGAGGCCGATAGCATTTGCCTCGGCATCGGGATCAAGCACAACCCGGCGGTCACCCATCGGAGCAAGCTGGACATTCAACGCCTTCCGGGCCTCAGTCCACTCGGAAACGTCAGAGGCAAAAGGCGTGGTCGCGGCCACACCGGAATAGCCGTAGACGCCCTTGTACTCGGCAAAGATGTCGGAATTGACCTGACGCGCGAGGCTCTTGACGGCCTCGGACGCCTGCATCGGGATAATCCCCTCCATCGCCTGCATCTGATCGTTGTCAGAGAGGAAGAACGGCGCCTCATACCACTTGTTCAAGGAGATCTGCACCTTAGTCGGAGTCACACCGGCGTCATCGGGCGCAACATAGGACGGGGTCACTGCGGCTGCAGAGATTGCCGAGGGGATGTTGACATCGATCGTCGACCCCTTCTCAGCGGCCTCTTTGCTGTAGTCGGTGTTGACCAGCCTGGGCAGGATGCATTCCCCGCGCAAGGCCAAGAGCCCCTGTGCGAGAATCTGCGGGATTACAGTGGTTAGCGTATTCGTGTTTGCCATTATCTACTCCAATTTTGATCTATTGGTCATTCACAACCTGGACTTTCCCGGAAGCGATGCCCTCAAGGTTTGAGATGAAGCTCTCGTTGTCGTTTGAAATAACCTTGCCGCCGTCGGCCACGGTACGTTTTGCGCCCGGATCCCCGCCGCTGCCCGGCTTGATTGTTGATTTCAGGATGTCATCCTTGTACGGATATGCTCCGACGATGGCTTCTAGCGCCTCGTCAAATTCTGCCAATTGCCCTGGATTCTCACGGGAATAGATTTCGTTCCCATTGGCGTCCGTTGCAACCAGCTTCCCATCCTGTACGGCGAACGACGACCCGAAGCGAGACTCAACCATGTCAGAAGGAATCGTCAGAGCATCAGAGATGAACTTTGACCGAGCGAACGACCCGCCAATGACGTGCCTGTCTAGCGCTTTTTCGGCCTTCGCGGCCCGGTCATCGGACGCTTCCAGTTTGATTTGAAAGCCCTTAGCCGTCTCGGTCTTGATCCGCTCAACTTCCCCGGCGTCAACCAACTTCTTGTCGCTGAGATTCTTGACGGTGTCCATGGCCTTATTCGCGTTCACCACGAACTCGCCAAGGTCTTCAATGCCATCAAAGTGCTTCAGTTTCAACTCAGCGTCTTTCAGTTGGCGTCTCCGGTTAGCTGATTCCGTGTTCAGTTCTGTGACTTTCCCGAATAACTGATCCCCATCAACTGAGGTCTCTTTCCCGTCTGCGTGCACCAGTACCGGATTCCCGTTATCAATAACAACATTTCCTTCATCGTCAGTTTTCCAAGGCATGACTTCTCGTCCCTTCGGTGGGCATCTCGCCCAAGCTGTTTATTCTCCCGGCTTCACGCCGTGATTCGTTGGTACCATTTTCAGGCACTAAAAAACCCGCCTGAAAGCGGGTTATGGTTACGGTGTCGTTGGGTCTCATTCGACCCTCTCCAGTGTCATATCAAGCGGCGGTGTATCGACCGCTATCCATCCATTATCAATTTCGGTCCATTCCTCTTCTGAGTCGGACTCGATAAATTCCACCGATACAGCCGGGAACAACTGCCCAACTTCCCATGTCGCCGTGATGCTCTTGATGTTGTTGACGGTCTCGCCTGTGTCAACGTTGACGATCCGGCATTCAAAACAGTCAGATGTGAGCCCTTCGATTCTTAGGCAGTTCATGGATTAGCCTCCAACTCCTCAAGCGTCAACGGGTTCCCGTGCTGGTCGACCAGGTCGGTGAGCGTGATTTTGCCATCTCTGTACAGCTTGGCACGGCCCTTGCCTAGCATTTTGTCCTGGAACGCGGCGTCTTTACCATCGAGCCAGTCGTCAAAGCTAAGATCCTCTGCGACCTGTCCGTCCATGCTTGCGCGGGTTGATGGCGGGATCTCGTCTATGTCTACTCCGAGGTCTCGGAATGACTTCAAAATGGGCTGCTCAGAACTCCTACACTGAAAATGCCGAGGAACGCCGCCCTTGTACGGCAAAGAGTTCCCCATAATCGGCTCATAATCCAGATTCCACGTCGCGCCTGAGTACGCCATGCAGATGTCAGTAGTACGCCCGTCAAGCGTGCTGATCTGCTGGATACCCTTGACAATATCGCTATTAGCTTGGTACATCTCCCGACGTGCGTCGGCGGCGACCTGCTGTACAGAGGTTCTGACAAGCGCATTGGCTTGCCGCGTGCCGGTGTCCATGATCCCGCCCTTGAACTCGACGTACCATTGCTCTTTCCCGGCCGCGTTGATGTACTTGTGGCGCCTGCCCGTGGCCTTGCCACGGATGCGCCGAACCATGTCGCCAAGTCCCTCACCGGAACTCATCCCGGTTCGGATCTCGTCAGAGAATTTCCGCGTGAGCCCTTCGCCTTGGCGTTTCCACCATTCTTTGCTCGGAGCACCCTCGATTAGGGCATTCGAGGCAATGGCCCGTAGGCTCTCAGCCGTCAACACGGAGTCCATGATCTGTAGGCCCGCGGCGCCGTTGATTGCGCCTGCGACCCATCCGGCCTCCGCCTTGGCGAGACCCCGTAACCCGGCGGCGCTGGACGTCCCCATTGATTGGTACGACGTAGCGATGGTTGCGCGAACCTCTTTAAGCAGCTTCTCAAGCCGGTTCCGGCGGCTGTCTGCCCGTAACGGTGCGCTCGGGTCAATGGCCGCCAACTTGGCGATAAGATCATCCTCAAGTTCCCAGAGAATGGCCAAGATCTTCTTACGCTCGCCAGCCTCAAACCGAAGCAGGTTCACGCCCCGTGCGACGTAATCGTCTGCGAGGGTGTCGGAAATTCCCACTAGATCTGAGCCTCCGCGGCCGCGATTACCTGATCTTCCTCGATATTAAAGTCTGCAGGCAGGGTGCCGTCAGAAATGAACGATTGCAGTAGCGCAACCCTCGACAGCCAGCCACGCTCTGACGCCTTAATCAACGCATCAAGTTGTTCTCGTGATAGCGAGATCGCCGGAAACTTCTTATTAACTTCGACCGTGCCGCCTTTATCTTTGCCGGACCACATCGCCGTAAACTTCAGGGCGGTGTTCATGGCGTCTTCCATGCCGACCGCCATCGTTCCCAAGTCAGAGTCCGAGTCCTGCTTTTCGTTTGTTGCCTCGGTTGCGGTTTTCTGTACTGGCTTCCTGATGAGTAGTGCTGGTCCGAATGTCGCCATTTCTTCTTTCAGGTCTTGGAGGTCTTGCCGGCCCGATTCGATGGCGGCGCCCGTGGGCTCAACGATCATCACGGATGCATCAGACTTGGTTGACCTAACGCCAGAATGCGGGCCAATGTTGGCCGATGTGAGTTCCTCCTCGTCAAACCCCAGGAAGGCGGGGAATGGACGTCTGCCAATCGCAAGACAGTGCCGCTGCTCTGACGATGATCTCCAATGAGTCAGGTTTATCCACGCAAGATCCATTAACGGCGGCTTGGCCGTTAGAAAGCCTGTTTTTCGAGCGTAGAATGTAGCAAGAGGAATGACGGGCATG